TGTTAGTCGATCGACTAATACCTCTGTGTGCAGGCTCTCTTTGGAGGTTGTGCTAACTACGAAGTTTGCGTAGTCATTAAATTGTTTTTGTTCTTGTACTGTCATCTGTCTGTCCTTAATGTGTCTGGTTATTGTTCTGATACCACCTGGCTAGCCAAGTGTCTATTTCTAATTCTGTCCAATGCTCTGGAAAGTATACTGATATTCTAGGCTGTTCTTGTAATTCTATTCTCATAGTCTGCGTAGTCCTCATTCCACCAATGTGGTTTATCTCTGTACTTCCAGCTAGCAAAAGTTGCTTTGTCAAGATGATAATAGTCTCTGTACGATTGTATGGGATTATCATAATCTTTAAGATCTTCTGGCATAGCCAATCCGAACTGTGTAAAGCCTACTCTTTGCATATTTACTGGCTCTGGTAATTTATTTACTACTTCGTGTATGGACTTATGTTCTTTGCCATATCTATATCTATACTCGTCATTTAAAGCATTGCCATAGCAGTGTGTCCACTCGTGGTTATCTAATGATGAGCGCGCCCATATAGTACAGGGGTGGTTATACATCATAGGAAGGTACGGGGTGACTGGTCTTTCTACTGGGGGTAGATGCTTGATCTTTGCTTTCTCAGAATTGAGTAAGTCTCGTTCTTCTTTGTTGAGTGCGCGTGGAACGAAGCCTAGAAACTGATCAATCCATATGCTAGTGCATAGTATTTGAGCAACTTCTAGAGGCATCTTGACAATATGTTTGTCAACATGGGCTTCTGCGCATTTGTCTAAATCTTCGTCTAAGTAAAATAAATTCATAATGTATTATACATAATTTTAGACACCTTGTCAAGTATTATTTTGAGTTAATCTTATCTTTTGCTGTTCCTGCGTATAGTCCAAACCAGGCTGCACCTGCTCCAACTACTACTGATATTAATCCTGACTGCTCCATTGATGGGTCAGGTAATTCCATGAACCACATTGTGCAGTAGTACAATAAAAAGATGTACACAGATAAAAATGCTCTTGGGAATATTCTCCACGCATCTATCATGTTTGACATCCATATGTACTTCTGGTAGGGATTGTCTGGCTCTTTATCGTTTTCTAAGTCCATTATTTTGGCTTTTAGTTCACCGATTTCTGAAACCATTGCCATGAATTTATTGAGGTCAATTTCTACCTCGTTGCGGCTCATGTCTCCGCTGAATTGTTCTTGGTTATTTGACATTCTATGTCCTTTACTCTCAAAGTTAAGTCTTTAATCTCTTCTTCGAGCCTTGCCCATTCGCTGGGGCTTGTGTTTGTTTGATTAGCTCGTAATGCCTTAATTCCTTTCTTTAAGTTATTAAGTCTTACTGACATCGCGCATCCATTTATTCTCGTCGCTCCATATATCTAGGGGCGTTACATCAGTCGCTAGAATTTTTACTGCTTTTTTACTAAAGTCACTATTATCTAATGCGTCTTGAATCCAGTCGAAGGGATCGCCTTCTTTTATATCTTGTGTGAATGTAATCACCACTTCATATGCTTCTAGTCTTTCCATTTGTTCTTTCCTTTCTTTGCTTTCGTTCATGGTCTTTACCCAACCATCACTACTATCCTGCCATCTTTTGTCGTTAATCATTTTGAATCTCATCATAACTAATCATACATACCTGCGTTATCTAGCTCTCTATTATGACTGTACGGAGTAGAGTCGACTGGCTTGTCTTCAGGGATAGTAAGTCCTAGTAAGTTTCTTTCTACGATTTCTTTTGATATCCGCTCGTTTAACTCTTTAATTCTAATGTAGGCTTTCTGTATTTGTTCTTGTTGTTCTGCAATTGTTTGTTTAAGTATTTCTATTTCTGACCACCAATTATTCATTTGATTCATACTCCTAGTAATCCCCAGCCATGATTGGCTATTGCATTTAACATGATAAACCAACATGTTGCCATGTGTGTTAACCACCATACTGTTCTTACTACTGCTACTCTGTCTGCTTGTTTGTCTGTCTCACCAACTTTTTCCCCTAAGCTTTTTGCCCAGAGTCTCCAAAGTCCACTCATTGTTTGATTCCTTCTACAAAGTTCTCGGCAGTGTTTTCTGCCCAAATTTCACTATGTGTAGGGTAGTATTCTATGAAGTCGGCTTTGCCTTTTTCCTTCAATATAACTCCCCAACTGCCATTTGCTCTATGTTTTATAACTACAGCTTCTTTACTATCCTTTACAAAAGTAGAATAAACTATATACTCGTTGTTATCTTGCTGATACATTTTGCTCCCTGTATAATGTGAAAGCCTCAACAATATACTCGTCTATAGTCATATCACGCTCTTCAGCATGATTATTCATAGCCTCCCACATTTCCTGTGAAATATTATATTCTTTGCCGTCGTACTTAATTACCACTAAACATGTCCGCTTCGGCTTGACGCCTGCGAGTTAGTCCTTCTAGTACCTTTCCATTTGCTTTGTTCCATCTTAGCATTTGGGCTGGAACTCCGTCCATATCGTCAGCGTTGATTACTTTTAGTAGTGTAGATGTCCTTAAGTTTCCGCCACCTAAGTTATACACCCATGATACCATAGCATCAAATTGGTTTTGCTTGAGTGTTAGTGATACATTAACATTAATGTACCCTTCGTACTCATCTAATTCTGCTACTAACATTTCTTCGGCTTGTTGCTCTGTAATTACATCGCCTTCTTTTACGCCTTTAATATGTCCATAGCCTATAGTCCATACGCCCGCTGGGCATAGGTACGCTTCGGTCTCACAACCTTCAAATTCTTTAATCAGGTCTATTCCTGCTTTACTTGTTTTCATAGTTTTCCTATATGTAGAAGCTTTCACCACATCCGCAGCGTCCACTCTCTTTGTTGTTTGTGATTCTAAACTCTTCATTAAGCTTATCAACCACCCAATCCATTTTTGCATCTTCTAGATACTCCGAACTTAGCATATCTACTACTAAGATATTGTGGTATACCACATCATTTAAATTAGGACTTTCGGCATAACTTAAATCATATGAATAGCCACCACAGCCACTATTACGGACTGTAAGTCGAGCACCCCAAGCATTGCTGCTTGAGGCGACTCTCTGTTGTAACATCGCTAAGGCAGTGTTAGTGATAATCATAGAATTGGCAGCATCGCTAGATACATAGTTCCAAAACATAATGACATCATAATAATCACCTCGCATGTGTCCCCGTGAGGACAATATTTTACTTTAACTACTTTAACCGCTTGCAACAAAGCACTACGATTAAAGAATCGTTTTGCATATTGCATAGAGTTTCTCCTAGCCTATTGTTATCGTCTTAGGCTTCTCTTCGTCAGGTGTATTTACCTGAAGGTTAATAACTAACATACCATGTGTGAATTCGGCATTAGATATTTCTACCCAATCCCCAAGAGTAAAAATTCGGCTAAAGGTTTTACCGCTGAGTCCTTTATGGACATAACGTTCCTCGCCAGAACTTAGTTCTTGCTTTTCTGTTCCTTCTATAGTAAGTTTATTTTTGTGTTGCTTGATATCGATGTCATCTTTTGACCAGCCAGGCAGCGCGATTTCGATGCGGTAACCCGTATCTCCAACTGCTACTAAGTTGTATCTTGGATAGTTAGTAAGAGGTGAACTCTCGTTCCTTCTAGTAAGTTCCTTATTCAAGCGGTCGAATCCAACAAATAATTTGTCGAAGTCGTTAAAGTTTAATGCTGTTAATCCAGTCATTGTTTTTCTCCTGTTTGCGTCCTTTCGGTCCGCGCTTTGAGACCCTTGCGGCGTCTCGGTTAATGTTGTATGTCTAACAAAACCCGTCCGCTGGTGGAAAGCGGAGCTCCTACCACAACCCTCAGAAACTTGGCGTTTCTTACTCGTGCCAGACATATGCAAGGTTTTGTTGTGGGAGTCCCTGCAACTCCGCTGAAAATCACATAAATTATTTAAAATTTATACTACTATTATAACAAAAATTACCACCCTTGTCAAGAATTAAATTTCAGTCCTCATCAAAGTCTATCTGTCCATCGGCTTTGAGGAAGTCTAGTGTTTTACTGATACCTTGTTTCTTACCTACTATATACATAAGATGTCCACTGCAAGCTGCTGCGAACATTATACTTATTATTTGCCAATCCATTCTACATCTCCTCGTGGTATCACTTGATACGCACCCTTGTTGTACGCTGGAGCTACAGTAAACTTCTTACTCTCTTCCACTTTCCAACTATTGTCTACAACTGTGCAGTACCCCGTGGTTTCCATACTAGGTAATCTCTTTTGTTTTTCTACTAACAAAGATTTGCTAGTGTCCACTACATGAGCTTTCCACTCGGGTCGCTTAGCTTTCTTGTAAGCGTTTGTTTTTCTTTTGCGTCCACTTGGTGAATGACGCATAC